ACGAAACCAAAAAAGCAGTTAAGAATCATACATACCAAGAAGAAATGGACTGGTTGGTTAAAAACCACAAACGAAATGTGGTCATCCGCAATCTCTCTGTGTCACAAAAAGGCAACACGCTAGTCTTGTTTCAGTTCGTAGAGAAACATGGTGATGTTCTTTATAAAATGATTAAAGAAAAGGCAGGAACTTCGCGAAAGGTTTTCTTTGTCTATGGTGGAACTGATACTTCTCAACGAGAACAGATCCGATCTATTACAGAGAAAGAAACTGATGCAATTATTGTTGCGTCATACGGAACCTTTTCTACGGGAATAAATATACGTAACCTCCATAATGTAGTATTCGCTTCACCTTCTAAATCCCGCATTAGAAATCTTCAATCTATTGGTCGCGGATTAAGAAAGGGCAATCAGAAAGAACGTTGTAATCTTTTTGATATTGGCGATGACCTATCTTGGAAGTCCAAAAAGAATTATACCCTCAATCATATGGTCGAGCGTGTGAAGATTTATAATGAAGAAGGTTTCAACTACAAGATAGTAAGGTTGTCAATTGATGACTGAAGATTATATCAGACTACTTAAACTGAAAGATGGCGACATGGTTATGTGCGCTACAAATATTGCATCTCAGCAGGAACTATTCGATTCTTTTGAGATCGAGATACGGCATCCTGTCTCCATTGTTCCATATCAGGTCCAATCAGGTAATGGTGTTGTTGAAGGATTTCTTTTCAAACCATGGATGGCAGTATGTGAAGAGACAGAATTTGTTATCCTGAGTGAAAATGTTGTGCTGGTCGGCACTCTGAAAGATGATGTCGAACGACAGTATAAAACATATTTGAAGACGAGAGGAAATCCTCCCGAAGAAGAGGAAGAGGAAATCGAAGATTGGGTCGCGACGACCGCCGATTACCTAAAGAAGAACAATCTACTTAATTAGATGATTCATTTCATAGACGACATAGTCTTTATACCCTGAATAGGTGAACAAGTCAACAGTTTTCTTGAAGAAAAAGATTAAAAAAACTATTTACTTTGACGTCTATTTGCGGTATAAAGGAGTTATATTAATGAGGGTAAATAATGGCAAAAACTGCTAAAGTAAGAACTAACGTACATTACGTAAACAATAAAGAATTCCTTGCAGCGATGGTGGAGTATCGAGAAAAAGTTCTCGCGGCCAAAGCAGAGGGGAAACAGAAACCTAGAGTTCCCAATTATATTGGCGAATGTTTCGTTAAGATCGCAAACCATCTTGCATACAAAGCAAACTTCATCAACTACACCTATCGAGAAGAGATGGTGCTAGATGGTATTGAGAATTGTATTACATATCTTGATAACTTTGATCCTGCCAAATCTTCCAATCCCTTTGCCTACTTTACCCAGATTACATACTATGCCTTTCTGCGTCGAATCCAGAAAGAAAAGAAGTATATGGCAACCAAGTATCGATACATTCAAAATCTAGATATCAACAGCATCATTAGCGAGGACGCCGATGGTTCTGAGCATACAAACGAATTTATCAATTATCTACGCAAACAGATCGATGATGCCTACGATAGTTCTCTCGAGAATCAACCACCGAAAAATCCTATGCCGAAACGCAGACCAAAATATTTTGATAAAAAAGAAGAAAAAAACCTTGACCTTTGACGTTAAATGAGGTATAGTTGTTTTAGTATTAATGTTATGGAGGTTTATATGAGTAAATTTTATGATTGGGTCAGCAAAAATACTGGTGCCATTGCACTCGCTGCACTTATTGTTATTCCACTGTTTTTGCTTTTATTTTCGGTCGCTCGACACGAGAATAAAGTAACACAAGTTACCCGTCAAAATCCTGGATGTATCTATCTTGAGTCAAGTCGACTTGGTGTTGATCAACACTACATGCTCTGTGATGGTCGAATCAATCTTGTGCATCTTGCTGGAGACGATGAATTACCAGCACCTGAAGCTGTCGATGTAATTCAGAATGCAGTTGAACCTGCACCTGTCACCGCAACCACTCCAGCGAAGTGAGGTTACGATGATTATCGAAACACAAATTCTACATAATGACATGGATAGCGATTCTGATCGCACTGTTGGTGAAACTTCTATCAACAGCAACATCTATATTTCTATCACTGGCGCATCACCTTCTGAAAAGGCAAAGGTGCGCGAAATCCTCGATCAATTTTATCGAGACATCAAGGTAGCGATTCGTACTGTATGAAAGTTGCACTAATTACCGACACCCACTTCGGGGCACGATCGGATTCAATTCCGTTTGATAACTTCTTTAATAAATTCTATACAGAAGTTTTCTTTCCTCACCTTGAGCGTGAACAGATTAAGACAATCATCCATCTTGGTGACGTCTTTGATCGTCGGAAATATATTAATTTTAATACACTGAAGAAGTGTCGTGAGTATTTCTTCGATCGAACTGTCGAACTTGGCATCGACGTTCATATGATCGCAGGAAACCACGACACTTTCTTTAAGAACACCAACGAAGTCAATGCACTTGATTTGTTGCTGCGCGAATATCCTAACGTAATTACCTATTCTGAGACAGAAGATATTATCGTTGATGGTAAAAACCTACTACTAGTTCCTTGGATTTGTTCGGGTAACTATGACCAAACTATGGAGATTGTTAATGCCTCAAATGCACAAGCCGTATTTGGACACTTTGAATTTGCAGGTTTCCAAATGTATCGTGGGCATACGAATGACCATGGAATGGATACAAAACATTTTGATAGATTTCCTCTCGTTTGTTCTGGTCACTTCCACCATCGCAGTCGCACTGGCAATATTCTGTATCTTGGTAATACCTATGAGTTTACTTGGTCTGATTATAATGACCCTAGAGGGTATCACTTATATGATACGGAAACAAACGAGGTAGAATTCTTTGAGAATCCAAATCGCATCTTCCATAAAATCTATTATGACGACACTACTGATGATCCTAGTTTGCTTGATGTTAGTGCACTTGTTGGATGTTGCGTTCGATTAGTTGTTGTTAAGAAAACTGACTTCTATAAGTTTGACCGTTTTGTAGATAAACTCTATGACTGCAATCTTCTCGAACTAAAGATTATTGAAGACTTCTCTGAGTTTGAAACTGAAGCAATAGGTGAAGAAGAATTTAATGTCGAGGATACTATGACTGTTCTGTCAGATTTCGTCGATACTATTTCCACTGACCTAGAAAAGACTAGAATCAAATCTATTCTACAAACTCTCTATGTTGAGGCACAGAACGTTACTGTATGATTAATTTTAATACTATTCGATGGAAAAATATGTTGTCGACGGGCAACCAGTTTACAGAAATTAAATTGGACCGTTCACCTAGCACCCTAATCGTTGGCGAGAATGGCGGTGGTAAATCGACTATGCTCGATGCGCTTTGCTTTGCGCTGTTTAATAAACCGTTTCGTAACATCAACAAACCACAGTTGATCAACTCAATTAACAAGAAGAACTTGCTGGTCGAAATTGAATTTCAAACTGGTCGCAAGTCATATAAGATTGTGCGAGGTATTCGTCCGAATCTCTTTGAGATTTATGCAGATGGCGAACTCCTCAATCAAGACGCTGCTGCTCGAGACTACCAGAAGTATCTCGAAGAATCAATTCTGAAGATGAATTATAAGTCGTTCACCCAGATTGTTATTCTAGGAAGCGCATCTTTTACACCATTCATGCAACTTCCTGCGTTTACTCGTCGGGAAATTATTGAAGACATTCTTGACATTCAGATCTTCACTACGATGAATAGTGTATTGAAAGACAAGATTATTGAAATCAAAGATAAGTTGACTGGTGCAGATAGTCGCCTAGAAATTTTGAAACAGAAAGCGACTCTACAAAAAGAGTATGTAGACACTCTTGAGACGAACAAGGAGAAACGATCGGATGAGATACAATCTCGAATCGAAGAAGGTGAACTATCCATCGCCAGTTTTCAGAATCTTATTGGAGTACTCGAAGGCAAAAAGATTACGCACGAAGCTGCCAAGGCAGCACTTGGAGATCTCAGTGCAAAACAAAAGAAACTCGAATCTTTTAAAACCAAATTTTCCACCCAACTCCGAGATCTCAAAAAGGAGGTTTCGTTCTACAATGAGACAGACGAATGTCCGACGTGCCAGCAAGGCATTGCTCACGATCATAAAGAAACCATCGTATCATCCAGACAAGAGAAAATCGAAGAACTATCTTCGGGAATGGATAAGTTACAGGAAGAGTTTACAAAACTTGAGAAACTTATCGCGGAAAATGAGATTCTTTCCGAACAAATTTCTGGGTTGAACGCAGAGATTATTGCACACAATAACGAAATTATTGTTCAGCAGCGTCTTATCCAAGCACTCAACTTGGAACTAAATGATATCACAACCAAGACTGCAGATATTGATGAAGAAAAAACAAAACTCAAGTCATATGCTAAAGAAGTTCTGACGCAGAACGAGGAGAAGGCAAGACTGAATGAAGAGAAGCATTACATGGAAGTTGTCTCGACGCTCCTCAAGGACACTGGTATTAAGACTAAGATTATTCGGCAGTATCTTCCAGTTATCAATAAGTTGGTGAATAAATATCTTCAAGCAATGGACTTCTTCGTGCAGTTTAATCTTGATGAGAAGTTTGATGAGACAATCAAGTCGCGCCATCGCGACGACTTCAGTTATGCATCCTTCTCGGAAGGTGAAAAGCAACGTATCGATCTGGCGCTTCTCTTTACCTGGAGAACAATCGCCAAGATGAAGAACAGCGTAGCAACTAATCTGCTTATTCTCGATGAGGTATTTGATTCCTCGCTAGATAATAATGGTACCGATTATGTTATGACACTGCTTGATACTGTGGGTGAAGATACTAATGTGTTCGTCATCAGTCACAAAGGTGATCAACTGTTTGATAAGTTCCGCAGTTTGATTAAGTTTGAGAAGAAAAATAATTACAGTGAAATGGTGGTATAAAAATGTTACTTTCGGAACTATACAAAACAAATACGACGAGATATATTAGCGATAAGTTTTCTGAGACACATGATTATGTTCCTGCAGTCTATGATAGATATTTCTTAGATATAAAAGAAACAGCGAAAACAATCCTGGAGATTGGTATTAAAGGAGGAGCGTCGTTGATTCTTTGGCGCGATTACTTTACGAATGCCAGAGTAATTGGTCTTGACATCAATTCATGTAAACAATTTGATAAACCAGAAAATCAATATAAAGATATCTTCTGCATTATTGGGGATGCATATTCTCAGCAGATTGTGG